CCGCCGGGGAACGGCCTCCGCAATTCTCCCGCGACCAGACCGCCGATCTCTACAACACCGTGCTCGTCAGCTGCGCCGGGTTCCGCCGGTTCGCGCTGCTCGACGTGCCCTCCGCTCGGGACCTGCCAGGCGACGCCCTGGAATGGCAGCGGACATTGCATGGCTCGACTGCCAGCCCGTTCGGCAGCCTCACCTACCCCTGGCTGCTCGGGACCGATCCGCTGCAGGCCCCCGGCTCAGTCCTGGCCATGCCAGGGAGCGGCCACGTCGCCGGGATCTTCGCGCGCAATGACCTGACCGTCGGCGTCCACAAGGCTCCCGCCAACGCGGCGGTAGTCGGCGCGCAAGACGTGGCGTGGACGGTGGACGCGGCCACCCATGCCCGGCTGAACACAGCATCGGTCAATACGATCACGATCAGGGCCGGCCGCGGGATCCGGCTGATGGGCGCCCGGACCCTCGATCCGGGGATCAGCTGGCGGTACGTCAACGTCAGGCGGCTCGTCAGCATGATCGAGCTCTCCCTCGTATCGGCTCTGGCCTGGCTGGTCTTCGAACCGAACACGCCGGCCCTGCAGGCTGAGGTCGAGCGCGAGGTCCGGGCGTTCCTGCTGTCACTGTGGCAGCGCGGCGCCCTGGACGGCGCCCAGGCCACCGACGCGATGACCGTCCGCTGCGACAGCACCACGACCACCACGGACGACGTCGCGGCCGGCCGCCTCATCTGCCTGATCGGCGTGCAGCCGCCGATCCCAGCGGAGTTCGTCACGGTCCGCATCGCGGTCACCGAGGCGGGCGTTCAGGTCACGGGCGAACAGGGCCGCCAGGTCGCCTCGGCACCGGGAGGACCCAGTGGCCAGTGACTCCAGCCGCAAGGATCCGTTCCTCGCCTTCCGCTTCGGGGTGAGCCTGGCCGGCCTGCCCGCGGGGGGGTTCTCCGACTGCTCCGGGCTGGCCTCGGAGACTGAGATCCAGGACTATCCCGAGGGCGGCCGCAACGACACGGTGCACAAGCTGATCGTGCGGTCCAAGCAGGTCAACCTCGTACTCAAGCGCGGGATCGTGGACCGCCTGCTGTGGGACTGGTACTTCGACCTGACCCAGGGCGTCGTCGTCACCCGCCACGGCACGCTGACCATACGGTCGCCGGACGGCGGATCCGCGGTCGCCGAGTGGGAATTCAGCGACGCCTTCCCGGTCAAGTGGACCGGACCGGAACTCAACGCCGCCCAGTCGGCGGTCGCCGTCGAGACTGTCGAGCTCGCGCACAGCGGGCTGAGGAGGAGGACATGATGCCGATCTTCATCGAGGAGCTGTCCGCGGAGGTCACCATGCACTCCGGTGAGATCCCGCTGACACCCCGCCAGCTCGACCTCATCGCTGATCACGTGCTGCGCCGCCTGGCCGAGCGCGAACGCGACGAACGACGGTCCCGTATCGCCAACGGCGTGCGGTCCTCGGCCCTGCCGCAGGCCCACGGCGGCGAGGAGCACCTGACGTGCAGGTAGCCCCTCTCGTCATCGAGATCCTCGACACCGACGCCATCGACGGCGGGCGGGGCCTCCAGCAACGGATGGAAGTCCAGTACAACCCCACGCAGTACAGCCTGTCCAAGGGCGCGCAGATCGCCGAGATCGCCATCCCCGGCCTCGACGCCCCGATTCAGCAGTTCATTCGCGGGCAAACCGAGAAGCTGACCGTCGAGCTGCTGTTCGACACCGCCGCCCAGGGCATGGGCGCCGGCGCCCGGGACGTGCGGACGCTGACTGGCCCGATGTATGAGCTGGTCCGGATCCAGCCCAAGACGCACGCACCCCCCCGGCTCCGGCTCACCTGGGGTCACAGCGGGCTTTCCTTCAAGGCGATCGTGGAGACCATCGACCAGAAGTTCGTCCTGTTCAGCCCGGAGGGCATCCCGCTGCGGGCCACGCTGACGGTCACGTTCCGCGGCTACGCCACGCTGGAGGAGCAGATCGCGGCCCTCAAGCTCGAATCCGCCGACCAGACTAAGCAGCACGTGGTGACCCGCGGCGAGAGCCTGAGCCAGATCGCCTGGCAGGAGCTGGGAGATCCGGCCCGGTGGCGGGACCTAGCCGACGCCAACAGCGGTGTAGACATCATCGAGCCCGAGCCCGGCAGCATCTTGACCATTCCGCCCATCGACTTGTTCCGGGCCGGATCGCTATGACCGCCCAACCGATCTACGCCGGTCAGGACTTCTACATCCCCGCTTTCGAGATGCGGCTGCGCGGCGCCAACGTCCCGCGCGACGTTATCCGTGACGTGATGCAGGTGAGCTTCAAGGACAGCCTCACCGACGTGGACAGCTTCGACGTCACCGTCAACAACTGGGACGCGGGATCGCGGACCTTCAAGTACAGCGACGACTACCTGTTCGATCCGGGTACCGAGATCGAGCTGTGGATGGGATACCACGACAGCTCGCTCAGCCTCATGATCACCGGCGAGATCGTCGAACTGCGGCCGTCGTTCCCGTCCGCGGGCCAGCCGACGCTGGTGATCCACGGCCTGGACCTGCTGCATCGTCTCCGCAAGGAACAAAGATCCAGGGCCTACGTCTCCAAGACCGACACCGAGATCGCGCGGCAGATCGCCGGCGATCTCGGGATCAGCCTGGCCCCGCTATCCCCCGACCTGCTGGCCCTCGAGCCGCGCTACGACTACCTCGTCCAGGACAACGCCTACGACATCGTCTTCCTCCTCGACCGCGCCCGCCGGATCGGGTACGACCTGCGGGTGCTCGAGTCCGGCACCGACGGTTCTGTGCAGGACCGCCAGCTGTACTTCGCCCCGTCGACGAGCGTGCAGCGGCCCACTTACGAGCTGGTGTGGGGTAAGTCCCTGGTCGAGTTCCAGCCCAGCCTCAGCACCGCCAACCAGGTCGGATCCGTCGTGGTGCGCGGGTGGGACGCCGTCAACAAGCAGAAGTTCGAGCACACGGCCACCCTGGACGACCTGAAGACCAGAGGCCTCGGTCCGCAGGGCCGCAACCAGACCCTGTACCGGTCCTTTTCCGACCGCAAGGAGGTGGTCGCCACCAAGATCGTCGCGAGTAAGGCCGAGGCCGAGCAACTCGCCCTGGAGACACTCCAGCTGATCGCCAAGGGCCTGGTCACCGGGACGGCGACCGTGGTCGGCCTGCCGGATCTGCGGACCGGCAACGTCGTGATGATCTCCGGGATCGGCACCCGGTTCGACGGCCGCTACTTCGTGACGGAGAGCACGCACACGATCAGCGACTCCGGGTACGTCACGCAGTTCGGATTCCGCCGCGAGGAAATTCAAGGGGGTTCGTGATGGCGATCCAGCACGGCGTGGTGATCGGCGTGGTCGATGACCTCCACGACCCCGAAGGGCTGGGCCGGGTCCGGGTGAAGTTTCCGCATCTGGCGGACGAGCCGAGCAACTGGGCCCGGCTGGCCCTGCCGATGGCAGGCTCTGGGCGGGGCACGTTCTTCCGCCCGGAGAAGGGCGACGAGGTCCTCGTCGCCTGCGAGCACGGCGACATCCGCCAGCCTTACGTGCTCGGCAGCCTGTGGAGCAAGACCGATCAGCCGCCTGACCAGACCGGCCCGGCACAGGACAACAACATCCGGGTCATCGTCTCGCGCAGCGGGCACCGCATCACGCTGGACGACACGCAGGGCTCCGAGCGCATCGAGATCGCCGATCACGCCGGGAAGCAGGCGGTGGTCCTAGACGGCTCGTCCGTCAGCGTCCACGCGGACGCCGGGAAGGTAACCATGTCGGCCTCAGGGGACGTGACGGTCTCCGCCGGCGGCAACCTCACCCTCAAGGCCACAGGCACCGTCGCCATTACCGGCAGCCAAGTCGACATCAACTGAGGAGCGCCATGGGTATGCCAGCGGCCAAGCAGAACGACAGGATCGTGGCGATCGACACGCATCTGGTCCAGCCGTCCGGACCTGTCTCGCCGGTTCCTTCGCCCTGCCCCTTCAGCGGCCCCATCACCGGCGGCGTCAGCAGCGATGTCTTCATCAACGGCCTGCCAGCCGCCACGATCGGCTCGACCGCCGTGAACACCCCAG